GTATAACTTGTGAATCAAAATGTGTTGATCTTGTAGAGAGCAGTGCGTTACTTAAACGATCTTTTGTTAGAAAAACATTTGTCGATTTATTGAAAGCAATACTAGATCCTTTTGGAATTCAACTTGAGAGCAGCATAAGTAATAATCCTGTTATTGAAAAATTTAATTTTCAAACAAATGAAACTGCATTTGAAGCCATTGAAAGACTATGTCGTTTTTACGCTGTTTTACCTAAGCAATTACCGAACGGTAATTTAGCAATAGAGAATTCAAGTTACTCGAGTACATCAGTATATAATTTTTATATTGATCAGAAAGGTGTTTTATCTATAGAAACTACTGAAGTAAGTAGCGATGTAAATTCTGAATATATTGGGTTGTCGCAGTATTCTGGTCAAGGTAAAGCTTGGACGGATTCTATTGTGTCAACTGAAGCAAAAGCTTATGATGTTTCTTTAGATAGGTACAGACCGAGACTTTTTATAGCCGAGGGAAGGCTTGCTAGAAAAACACTTAGAGAACGTGTGTATTGGGAAGCACAAGTGAGAAATGGTCGCGGTAAATCTTTGCAAATTGTTGCAACAATTATATTTAATAATAATTCTTTTTGGACATTAGGCGATTTAGTCACTTTTACAGATCAACAAAATCGACAGAGTTTGTGGTTATTGTCTGAATTGGATTTGTCTCAAGGAGACCAGGGAACACAAACTAGATTAACATTTGTTCCTCCCGGAACTTACGCAGCAAATCCAAGTGAGCAAGTGAGTTTGACTAAATGAGTATAGTTAATAAAATAACTCGTAGAATGCAAAATATTGTTACAAAAGTTCTTATAAAAGCTGTATATGATTCTAATCAAATACAGCTTGTTAAATTGTCTGGACTATATAATGAAGTGACTGACAAAGTTGAGCGAGTACAAAACTATGGCTTAACAAGTAATCCACCCCAAAATAGTGAAGGAATATCTCTTTGTTTGTCAGGAGATAAAGATCATCAAGTAGTTATTGCTTGTGATAGTGGGTTGTACAGAGTACAAGTTGAAAGTGGCGAAGTAGCAATTTATTCTCAATATGGTCAAAAAATATTACTCGCTAAAAATGGAAATATTGTAACTACACAAAATATTTTTTCTGTAGGCACTGGCGCATCCAATGTGACTATTGCTAACAAGAATGATTTATTGTGGCAAAAGCTATATACTGTATTCTCAACTTGGGTTCCACCAATCTCACCTACAATTGATAACGGTGCTTCTCTAAAGACTGCTTTTCTAGCTGCTTTTGGAAGCGGGCCAGGCTCAACCGGTAGTAGTAACTTAAAGGCTGATTGATGGCAATATTTGATGTAAAACTTTTTTATTTTACAACTGATGGCACCTTGCCAGGTACAGGACGTTTACGAGTTGAGAATAGTGATCTAATTGCTGATAATACAATAGCTACAGCTATTGTAAATTCATTGCTTATTGATAAACGCTATAACAATGAGCAAGGTTTTTGGGGTGATGTTTTATTGGGGCGAAGTATAGGATCGTTATTATGGACACTTGAACGATCAAAAATAGACGAAACAACACTAGTCTTGATAAAACAATATAGTACTGAAGCTTTGCAATGGTTACTTGATAGAAAGATAATTTCATCTATCGATATTTTTGTGTATCGACAATCGGCTAATAGAATAAATTTGGAGATACATTACACGGAATAAAAATGGCAAGAAAAACACTTTTACAAATTTATAATGATATAATTGCGGATATGAAATCACGCATTACAAAAAAAGATGTTCCTGACATTTCGACACTTGGCCTATTAGCACTTGTGTTTTCTGGCGCAGTACATGGAATGAATGGTTATCTAGATTATTTATGGAGACAGTTTTTACCAGACTTATGTGACGAAAAAGGTTTAAAACGTTGGGGGACAATTTTCAATTTACCGCGCAAAGGAGCAACATACACAAGTGGATTCGTTGCTTTTACTGGAACAACTGATTACACGGTTGTTTCTGGCACATTGATTGTTAGTCCAGCGGGTAAAGAATATAAAACAGAAAGTGACTTTGTAATTGGAACAACAGCTAGTGTATCTGTTATTGCACTAGACACGGGTAAAGATTACAACACTACTGAGACAACATTTTCACTGTCTGAAAGCAATGCTGATATTGACTCTGATGTTTCTGTAATTTCTGGCTTCGATAATGGTGAGGATATTGAAGGTCTTGAAGCTTGGAGAGCGCGTATACTTAATCGTTTTCGTAACCCACCGCGATCTGGAAATCAGGCAGATTATGAGCGCTGGGGAAAGCAAGTTACTGGTATTGGTTATTGCTGGTGTGTACCTGGAAAATTTTGGCTAGGTGCCGGAACAGTTGCCTGTGTATTTGCTACTAACACACTATCTCCTGTTAGTTCTGATGTATACAATGCAGCCAAAGCGTATATAGAAATACAAAGGCCAGTTCCAGCTAATGTGTCTTATGTAAATTGTATTCCTATAGATGTTGATATTGAAATGGCATTAGATCCAAATACAGCGGTTCAACAAGCGTTGATTGAAAGTAAACTTGAAGATCTATTTCTTGCTAGTGCTAGATCTGGCGCAACTTTATATTTATGGGAAATTCAACGAGCAATATCAAGTACTTTTCCGACTGACTACGAAATAGTCGATATTGTAAAAGACAGTAGTTCTATTGGTGTTGATAATGTAACAAGTGCCGCGCCAGAATTATTAAAATTAGGAGATTTAACCTACAATGACTTTTAGTCTCACTCGTACCGTATATGATTACACTGAAGCACTGTGTAGATTATTGCCAAAAGGCATATTATATCGTTTAGAAAAACTTTTTCTATCGTATATTGTACAGGACTCAATAGTTTCTGATACCACATACTATGATTCTATAGAATCAGATGATACTTTTTATGATTCTATTTTAAGTGGTGATTCAGAGGGAGATTTATTTAAGCGACTATTGTCTTGTTTTGCTTCTAGACTTGTTGAGCTTGAGGGTATAGCAATCAGCTATCTTAATGACACTGACCCAATAAATTGTAGTGGAGATCATCTAACTGACTTTTTACGTGTACTAGGTATACCTGACGAATGTATGTCACAATTAGAGTTAACTGAAAGTGAACTACAAAAAGTTGCTCATATAAAATTTTTGTTTGGTGCTCAAACTACCAATAAACAATTTTATCTAGATGTTGCTGAAAGTCTTGGGTACGATATAACAGTTGAAGAAAATGTCATAGATTTGAATGCTAGAATTATTGGCGTTGCTCGTATGGGCGTAGAACGTATGGGCGGTAGATCTGGAAATTCACGTTTACAAATAACTATAAATAGTGGTGTGCTAGATAATGAAATATTGAAGTGTATTTTAGAAAAAGCTACACAAGCGCATGCTGTTATTTACTGGATTGAGGTTTAATATGGTTGACGAATACCCAAGAATACAAAGAATTGAAGACTTAGTTTCGGCAATTAACCCCGGACAATGCTGTATTGAGCCAAGTGATGATGTCGACTTAGGCTATAGAATGTTTTGTTACAAGGATCTGGCCGATCCACCAGTTTCTTATAAACTGCTGTCCAAAGGGAAGCCTGGCCTTTTATTGTCACTTGTATTAAGTGGTTTGGCTGGTGATATAGGACTAGTTAGACACACAACTACTGGCTTACTTATTGGTGGTAAAATATCGGTAGATACTTTTAATACATATTTGACCGACGGTCCTTTGATCAAAGATTGCGTAACATCTTTAGCTAAAGACGGTGAATCAGAATTACAAGGTGACCTTGTTTTATATGAAGGTGCAAATGTAACGATTACTCAAGAAGTGGATGGTTTTACAATTGCGTCAACTGGTGGCGGTGGTGTTTCTGGTTTGACTCCAGGAGCTATTCTGTTTGGTAAATCAGATGGTACGATTGCGGAAGACTATACTAATTTACATTATACAGCGTCAGAACTACTTTTGCAACATAAATCAAATA